CGCCCGGTCGAGATTGCCGATTATGTTGCCAGAATTGTCCCTTGGCTGGAAGAAGATCAGTGCTGACCTCGATATGCCCGGCTTGCTCCACGTCGGCCACAGTTTGTATGGGACTTGACTCGTGACAGGGGTGTCCGGGTCGACCTGGTTCATGTCGATGTCAATCTGTGGAGCCGAAGCCATAGCCATGTTGAGCGACAGCGCGCGCCCGGAGCCATTCGCCAGATCGTCGGCATGAGGGATCAGGTGCGGAATGCCCTTTCCCCACGCAGAACCTGGTCTCGTCACGTAGGCGGCCTCGTGGTAGATCGAAGCGCCGAGCGGATCCGGATTGCGTTGCACCAGTATGATTTCTCCACCAGACCATTCGATGTGGTACTTGTACGTCTCGTCAGGGTCTGCTTTGAGGTCGCGCTCGACGAGGTACTTGCCTTCTATCGGCCCCCAGAACTCGAAGCACTCGTACCCGCCCGACTTTTCAATGGCGTCCGACGCCTTGCTTTCAAGCCCTGCCCTCTGATAATCCGAAGTCTCTTTGCTCGAAGTTCCGTTCGGGGCGCTGGCAATCAGGCGTGATACGGCCTCTTTATCATAGCCGGGGAGCTTCATCCACTCGGAAAGCGTTTCGATCGTCACGTTACGCTTGCGCTCAATCTGGTAGCCGTTAGAAAACTTCGACGAAGCAGGACTGCAGAACATGTCCAATGGGTGCGGAACATCCGTCTCGTACACGATTTCCTCGACCGGTTCGCAGGTATTTCCGACCCATTCCAAGTGCGTTTTCAACCGCGGCATAGGTCCCTTCAGGAATGCGGTGCCGATGGTTGAGCATAGGTCCCTGAATTCCTTCTTGGCCTCACGATAGTTGCCCTGCACGAGATCGTCGCGGATAGACTCTTCCATCCTCTTTGCCTCGGCGCTGGCCTCCTTGGTTCGCTGGGCTTGCGCTTTGTCCCTGAGACCGGTCTCCAGTTCGTAGAGTTGGTCCGGACTGGGCTCAATACCCTGCTGGAGAGCATTGAGCTCCGCGGCGGCCACCTGGCCTTGAATGCGGAGCTCGTCTTCCTCGGGAAGATCGGGGTCAGGGCTTGACTCGATCAACCATGTACGGTCGGCAACCGTATTTTCAATGTCCTGCATCCACGCAGAGCAGGCGTCGCACTTGATCTCGACGGTGTGCATGTGGATCTTTGGGAGCTGGTATTTTGTGATCTGTGCAAGGGTGGCGGCATCGTATTCGCTGTTGCGGCGGCGCAACGCGTCGGTCATTCGCGCGGTTTGTCCTGAAGAGTCTCGCGATTCACTGGCGTCAGTGTAGCGTTGCTTGACGTATTCAAGCAGCGACGAGCGCAATGCCGCGCCTGCTTCTCTGTCGGCGTCGCGCTCGTCTTGCTCGGCGCGTTCGATGTCTTCGTTGCCTTTGACTACCAGGAGTCCAGTTGCCGGAAGTTCAGTTGCCATTGTCAGCCTCCTACCACGGGAATGAGGTTTCTTGTTTTCGGTTTGAACCATGCGTCTTTCTTCGAGCTCTGTCAACCCTTCCTTCTGCGAAGGTCAAACACAGGGCGTCCCCAATGTTCGGACTTCGCTTCAATCCCTCAAACATGACAGTGCCTTCATCCTTGAAAGTTTGCTTGCCCTGGACCTTGATTTTGCCGTTGCTCGTGAACCCAGTCCGGATCCCGCTCAATTCCCCGGTCATGATATCCAGCAACTCAGAATCGATCTTCGGGTCGATTGAGCACTTCCGGCCTTCAAACCAGTCCCGGACATTCCACCACAACTCATCCCTGAGCCGCATGTAGCGGTCGTCGCAGGAGTGCGATTCACCGACATTGACACCCATTGCAGGCACCCGCAATTCAAGAAGACGGTCCAGAACTGGACCCCCCATTCCAATCACGTCGACGTTCACGCGGTCAAATAGTTTCTCGGTTCTGAACTTGGACACAATCTTTCCGGCTGTAACCATCGTGTCATCGTGCTGCCACTGTTCGATGTTCGTCACAACCTGTCCCCGGCGAATGAGGCACACACAGAAGTCATCGCCTTGCCTGGCTATGTCCTGCCCAGCGATCTTCTCCCCGGCAGGCTTGATGTCGCGGCCAATGGCCGACACAATCCAGTCCAGCGGAATGAGAGTATCTGCATCGCCTTTCGGGAACTCGCCAAGCACACGTACGCGGTAGATATTCGACTCCTTGCCATACCGGTCTGCCATTCGCTCGCAGTACCCTGATTCGACAAACGGAGATTCAGCGGAAGACAGACAGTAGCAGTCCCATGCCGCCCTGTCCGAGTTGTGGGTGCGGTAGAAGTAGCCGTCCGTCCTTGTAGGGTTCCCAACCAGCGCGACACGGGCACCGGGCGTGGTCATGATACCTTCGAGTGGTTCGTAGATTTTGTCATGGACACCACTGGCCTCGTCGACCAGGACCAGGATGTATGTGGCGTGGGAGCCTTGCAGTGCGTCAGGGTTTTCCGGCCGCGCAGTTCTGGCGGTGGCATAGCAGGTCTTCTCCCAGCCCCTGACGACAACTCGATCGGCAGTGAGAGTCAACCTATCGCGCCACGGCAAAGGCATCTTCTGGCGCCACTTCGCTACTTCAGCCCAGAGATTATCGAAGAGCTGGTGACTGGTCGGAGCAGTGCAAAGACATTTGGCGTCCTTGGGGTGCAGCGACAGAAACCACAGAATCATCACGGCGAACATGCCGGTTTTGCCTACACCGTGCCCGGAACGGATGGAGGTATGCGAACCCCACTTGGCGATGTTACGCATGATCGGCACCTGCTGGTCCGATGGCGTGAAGCCGCAAATCTCTTGCGCGAACACACACGGATCATCGAGGTAGCGTTCGAGAAGGCGTTCTGGTTTTTGATCTGGCTTTGTGGACTGCATCCAACATGTCCTCGAATATGCTCACACCGTCTTTGCCAAGGTGCTCCACGTTGTCGGTGTACTTTACCTCTGCGTTGTTCTTCAGCCATGCGTAGGCGCCGTTGCTCTGCCTACCGGCGAGGCGGGACTCCCAAAACTCTTCGACCTTCAGGCGGGCTCGTTTAATCATCGTCTCGAACCCGGGCCGCTTCTCGTACATCGACAGCGCGTTCTTACAGGCAAACCCACAGGCCCTGCAGAGACCGGCAATGGTGGGTGGCCTCGTGGAGTCGGCCTTAAAGCAGCGGCCATGGAAATACTTCTGAATGCCGACAGCCATGGCGAGTGGGTCGACGTAGATTGGCCTGCCTAGTTCGCGCGTCGGGGGAACCCAGGACTGCATCTCCTCCGGAGTCAGCACAATGACGTCGGGTGAGTTTGGGTCGTAGCACTCGTCCGGGAGGTCGCGGTCGGGTTCGATGCCGTAGATTTCACGGGGCGAAGGCAGCGGCTCGGGGGCGGTCATCTTCCAGTTTCGCGGCAAAGTCGGGTCCGTCACCGGCCCTGGTTTTTTGGGCGGCGCGTTAGGATCCGGAAGTACCCGTGGTTCATGTCTGCGTTTGAGTCTCCTTTTTTCCATGGCGCGAACCTATGCCTTTTTTGGGGGGTAAGTCAAGAGGATTCTGCGGAGGCGAAGTCAAATTGCCCCTGCGCCTTGTGCTTCTCAACCCGCGCAACGGCTGCGGCGTAGTAGTCGGGGTCCAGCTCATAGCCGGTGAGGTCGAAGCCCATGTCCCAGCACGCAATGGCGATTGAGGCCGATCCAAGATGCGTGTCAAGGATGCGGTCACCTTCCTTGGCGTAGTTGGCTAGGAGCCATTTGTATAGGGCTACGGGCTTTTGGGTGGGGTGGATTCGTTTTTCGTTGAGCGCCTTATTTCCTTGCTGAACCGTCCCGCGCTGAATTGATACGCCCTGCATCATTCCGCGCCACATATACCGAACGACATCAACCCGTTCATTCAGGCTACAGTAGGCTATTTCGGCACCGCTCTGATCCGCTCCGTCATTCACCTTGTCCCAGATAATCCTGCCACCATTCCATGCGATAGGGAAATAGTTGATACCCCACAAGATTTGATTGACAGATACACGGCGAAGCTCTGTGAAGTATTCGTGAGGTGGT